GAAAGGAATAGGGAAGAGGTATGAGAAACAACTTTGAAACAGAAACAGAATTTAATCATTTAGAAGTTGATGTAGAAAAAGGAATTTTCAAAATTGATGGTCAAGAAGTTAAAAGATGCTCATATTTGCATATCTATTTTGAAAAAGGTAGTTGGGGAATGTATTTAACGCAGGACATCTCAGTTAAGCAAAAAAAGTGTTCCAAATAAGGAAACACTATAAGAATTTTGCTAAGAAATCTGTAACTTCTATTAATCCATTTTTGAATCGATTTTCCATGTAAATTATTCCAGGCGACTCCAAAGAAAAACTTCCGCCTATAAACAATTTTATAAATCCCAAGTTTTTTAACTCTGCAAGAATATCACTAATATCGTCTGGATGCCAACCTGATAAATGTTTGTTTTCTCGAATATCACTTTTTCCGTATTTAAGATGTTCGAAATACTTAGCATTTCGCATGGATTGACCATTTTTGATTCTTTCTAAATAGATTTTATAGATGACGCAAATTAGCTTATCCGCATTTTTAGTTAATTGAATGTCCATGATAACCTCCTTTCCGAAATCATTATACAACGGAAAGGATTACAGAAAGGGGATGAGAATATGGAAAAAGTTAGAGATGGGGATTTCATTGACACAGATGCATTTAGCTGGTGTCAATGGCCGGAAGAACCGAAAGAGAAAAAAAGAAGATTGAATCCGACAGTCTTATTCGTAACTGGATTTATTATAGGCTGCTTTATCACCTATGGATTAATGGTGTTAAACACAGTACTTGGATAGAAAGGAGGTGTCCATATGAGCGAACCGAGATTCACGGGGATGAATGTTCCAATTGAAGCAGCCGCAAACGCTATGAATAAAGATCAGGCGTTTATTCGAGTTGCATTACAAAGAAAAATTCTTCCCATTGGAGCAGCCATGAAGATGGAAGACGATTCTCGGAGATATGCATATTACATATCACCAAAACTTTTATATGAATACACGGGATTTATCTATGAACCCGCATTAAAAAAAGCGCCATCACCTACCACAGAGAAGAGCGCTTAACAGTGGATATGTAATTTATCCACTCCTATTTTAACACAATACGTTCCTGGCTTACAAGCAGGGCATCGGAATTCCCCTTAATTCTGAATCAGTCTTTTAAGCTAATACCAATCGATAATGTGCCAATTCGAACGGTGATCATATTGTAAATTCTAACATGTGACCGATGTCTTGCTTGTAGGTCAGGAGCTAAGAAAAGGAGTTTAAATGATGAAAGAAATAACATTAACGGAAGATAAGCTGACAAAATCAGTAGCAGAAGCTGTATCAAATATTTTAAAGGAAGCTCCAAAAGACGAAGAGTGCTTTGGAGATTTCGTAATAGTACATACGATACTTGGAAGCATGATCGCAGCTGAATTGCATAAGATTTTGTTCGGGGGGGGGCGAATCCTCAGACCAGTGAGGATCTAAAAGCATGAAGAAAGTACTTATATCCCTTTCACAGCCTCCGGTTGAGATCGTAAAGGATGCAGATGATCCAATGGATGTTTTAATCAAATGTCCATATTGTGGAACACTGACCACAGTAGGTAACACACGTATGATCAGTGGTTTTGTTGGATGCGATCACTGTTACTTTGTTCCGGGAGGTCTTCTCGAGACAACATTGTTCGTTCGAGAACATGAGTATGAGAACTATCGTGAAGGTAAATTCTATAAAGATGGATTTTTGATCAATAAAAGAAAGGCAGAAAGAAGAAATGACAGTAAAGATTAATCAGTTAGAGCTTGAGAATGTCAAGCGCATCAAGGCCGTTAAGGTCGAACCAACACCGAACGGATTGACGATCATCGGAGGGCGGAATGGTCAGGGAAAAACATCGGTACTGGATGCCATTGCCTGGGCACTCGGAGGGGATACATTCAAACCCTCTCGACCACAGAACGATAAGTCAGTGATTCCACCTCATTTAAAGGTAGAACTAAGCAACGGGATCGTTGTCGAAAGAAAAGGCAAGAACAGCGCTCTCAAAGTTACCGACACCACAGGGAAGAAAGCCGGTCAGGCATTGCTCGACAGTTTCATTGAAAAGTTAGCCTTGAATGTTCCAAAGTTCATGGCTAGCAGCGACAAGGAGAAGGCAAACATCCTTCTGCAGATCATTGGAGTAGGACCGCAGCTGATGGAACTGGAACGTCAGGAAAAAGAAGCCTATCAAGATCGTCTGATGGCTGGACGTATTGCGGACCAGAAAAAGAAGTTTGCAAAGGAACAGATTCACTATGACGGTGTACCGGATCAGCTGGTATCACCACAGGAATTGATCAATCAGCAGCAGGCTATTTTAGCTCAAAATGGCGAGAATGCTCGTAAACGTGAGAATGTATCTAACTTTGAATACTTGGTCAAAGTATTAACAGATGAAGTTGCCAGCTTACAAAAACGTCTAAATGACAAGCAAAAAGAGTTAGAGAAAGCAACAAATGACTTAGCAATCGCTAAGACCAATGCGATTGATCTTGTTGACCAGTCCACGGAAGAACTGGAAAACAACCTGCGAGAAATCGAAGAAGTGAACCGCAAGGTACGTGCAAACCTTGATAAGCAGAAAGCGGAAGAAGATGCTCATCAGGCAGAGCTTGAATGGGAGAACAAGGATTCCGTCTTGAAGAAGGTAAGACAGGACAAGATGGATCTGTTAAAAGGTGCAAACCTACCGTTAGAAGGATTGTCAATCGAAGACAGTGCTTTGGTTTACAAAGGGCAGAAATGGGACAACATGTCTTCTGCAGAACAGTTAATCGTAGCTACTTCGATCGTTCGAAAACTGAATCCACAGTGTGGCATGGTCCTAGTTGACAAGCTGGAACAGATGGATACAGAAACGCTTAAGGAATTTGGTCAGTGGGCCGAGAAAGAAGGTCTGCAGATTATCGGTACAAGGGTATCTACCGGATCTGAATGTTCGATCATCATTGAGGATGGATATGTAAAAGATGCCAGTGTGAAACCAGCTGCATTCGATGCATCGACCGATGCTTCAGAGCCGTTGCTTCAATCGGCCACACCGACATGGAAGGCAGGTAGTTTCTAATGGGAAAATATGATATTACAAGCGGAAAAATTCCACATGCGAGAAAAGTATTGGTATATGGTCCTGAAGGTGTAGGAAAATCTACATTTGCTTCCAAGTTTCCTGATCCGCTGTTTATTGATACAGAAGGTTCTACTCGTAATCTTAATGTCAGACGTATGCCTAATCCTACGAGCTGGCTAATGTTGCTAGATGAAGTTGCGACAGTGGCTCAGGAGAAATCATGCAAAACTCTTATAATCGACACTCTTGATTGGGCTGAACGCATGTGCTCATGGGATTTATGCCAGTCTAAAGGATGGCAAGGAATCGAAGATGCAGGATATGGAAAAGGATATACATATTTGGCAGAACGCTTTGGGCAACTATTAAATCGGCTGGAGGATGTTATACAGGTTGGTATCAACGTTGTAGTAACAGCTCATGCAAAAATAACTAAGTTTGAACAACCTGATGAGATGGGAACTTATGATCGTTGGGAACTGAAATTAGAAAAGAAAACAGCGCCTATGGCCAAGGAATGGGCCGATATGATCCTGTTCGCAAACTATCAAACCATCGTTGTTAAAAGTAAGGATGGTAAATCCAAGGGGCAAGGTGGTCAGAAACGTGTGATGTATACCACGCATACTGCTACCTGGGATGCCAAGAACAGAGACGATTTGCCGGACAAACTGGATTTTGATTTCAATCAGATCGCTCACTTATTTTCGGATTCAGTTATTTCCAAAAGGGAGACAACTCAACCTGTAGAAAAAGACCCTTTACCTTATGAAGAAACAAAACCTATTGATATCCGGGATGGTATGGACCAGGAACCACCACAAATCGTGGATCCGGAAGATCTGCCTAAGGAAATCTATCAAGGCCCGGAATATCAGGGAATTCCACAAGCTCTTATCGATTTGATGCGCCCAAAAATGGTCAAAGAAGACATGATACGAAAAGCTGTCGCTGCACGTGGATATTTTCCTGAAGACATGCCAATCAAAGATTACCCAATCGATTTTATTAATGGCGTTTTGATTGGGGCCTGGGATCAGGTATATCAGATGATCAAAGATCAACAGCCATTGCCATTTTAAATAGGAGGAAAAGAATATGGATTATCAAAATCAATACGGATATGGTCAGCAGGCACCACAACAGCCTGTAAATAATGGAACAGCACTTGGATGGGATGATGAAGTTGAGGAAAAGACATATACTCTACTACCTGAAGGAGAATATCCTTTCCGAGTTGAGGGATTCGATAGAGAGCAGTGCAATGGAACAGAAAAGATGCCACCCTGTAATGCAGCCAATGTTCATATCGTGATTAATTACAACGGAGAAGAAGTACGTATCGATAAGAAATTATTCTTATTGTCAACGAATGGCCAGCTGTTTGCATTCTTTAAAGCAATCGGTGCCCAGACGTTGCCGGATGGTCGAATCAAGATGGACTGGACAAAGGTTCCTGGTGCAGAGGGCCGTTTGGTAATCAATAGACGCAAATACAACGGAAATGAATATAACAATATCAAATCCTTTGTTGACCCGGCTAAAGTGCAACCGGCACAAGGCTGGCAAGGTGGTCGATTCTAAGTGGAATTAAGACCTTATCAACAGGAAGCCAAACAAGCTATTTTCAGGGAATGGGACCAGGGGCATAGCAGAACGCTCTTGGTCCTTCCCACAGGCTGTGGCAAAACGATCGTGTTTGCCAAAGTAGCTGAAGAATGTGTTCGAAATGGTGACCGTGTACTGATCATGGCTCATCGTGGAGAATTATTAGATCAGGCCAGTGACAAGATAGCCAAGACAACCGGACTTGGGACTGCTGTAGAAAAGGCAGAACAGACATGCCTTGGTTCGTGGTTTCGAATCGTTGTTGGTTCCGTTCAATCATTACAGAATGAAAACAGACTGAAGAAGTTTGACGCAGATTATTTTGACACGATCATCGTGGATGAAGCGCATCATGTGTTGTCAAACAGCTATCAGAAGGTCATGGAGTACTTCTCCGGGGCAAAGGTCCTGGGAGTAACTGCTACACCGGACCGAGGGGATATGCGCAACCTGGGCAACTTCTTCGAGTCGCTAGCTTATGAATACACATTGCCAAAAGCAATAAAAGAGGGATATCTTAGCCCAATCAAAGCGATGACCATACCTCTAAAGATTGATTTCTCCAATGTTGCCGTACAAGCAGGAGACTTCAAAGTCAGTGATATCGATACAGCTTTGGATCCGTATCTTTATTCAATCGCACAGGAAATGAAAAAGTATTGTATGGATAGAAAAACAGTTGTATTTCTTCCTCTAGTAAAAACAAGTCAAAAGTTTAGAGATATTCTCAATTCGGAAGGATTCCACGCCGCCGAGTGTAATGGATCCACGCAAGCCCGTACAGAAATTTTGGAAGATTTTGACAAGGGAAAATACAACGTTCTATGTAACTCTATGTTGCTTACAGAAGGATGGGATTGTCCATCTGTGGATTGTGTGATCGTACTGAGACCGACCAAAGTAAGATCCTTATACTGCCAGATGGTAGGACGTGGAACAAGGCTTTGTGAGGGAAAAGAGAATCTTCTTCTATTGGATTTCTTATGGCATACAGAAAAACATGAGCTGTGTCATCCTGCGTCATTAATTGCAGACAGCGAAGAAGTGGCACAGAAGATGACAGATAACATGGAAAAACAGGCAGCTATTGATCCAATGGCTATTGATCTTGAAGAAGCAGAACAGACAGCCAGGGAAGATGTGCAACGGGAACGAGAAGAAAAATTAGCTGAACAATTGGCTGCTATGAAAAAACGCAAACGTAAGCTGGTTGATCCACTGCAGTTCGAAATGTCTATTCAGGCGGAAGATTTATCAAGCTATGTCCCTGCCTTTGGATGGGAGATGGCTCCTGCATCCGATAAGCAGATCAAGGCATTGGAGAAATATGGAATATTCCCGGACAATATCGACAATGCCGGGAAAGCGAATTTATTGCTCGATCGACTGAATAAACGTAGGGAAGAAGGATTGAGCACACCTAAACAGATCCGCTTCCTTGAAAGTCGAGGATTCCAGCATGTGGGGACATGGCCGTTTGATGCAGCACGAAATATGATCGACCGCATCGCAGCATGTGGATGGAGAATTCCACAAGGCGTGAAGCCAGCCGAATTTAAACCGGAGGTAATTGGATGAAAACAGATAATATTACAAACAATATCATTGAACTGAAGATAAACATGCTAGAACATCACCCAAAAAATCCAAGACAGGATTTGGGTGATCTAACAGAACTTGCAGACAGTATCCGTGAAAAAGGCATACTGCAGAATTTGACAGTAGTTCCTAATGACCACGGAAAATACAATGTTGTTATTGGAAATCGAAGATTAGAAGCTGCAAAGCTAGCAGGATTAGAAAGTATTCCATGTGTCATATCGTTGATGGATGAAGCAGAACAACAAGCAGTCATGCTATTGGAAAATATGCAGCGTAATGATTTAGATCCTTACGAACAGGCACATGGATTTCAAATGTGCCTTGATCTTGGCATGACAGAAGACGATCTAAAGAAAGAAACAGGTTTCTCAAAAAAGACTATTCGTCATCGATTGAATCTTCTAAAGTTGGATCACGATAAATTCAAAATAGGAGTTCAAAGAGGGGCGACCCTACAGGACTATATCGATCTTGAACAAATTGAAAATGAAATAGAAAAAAACAAACTTCTTGAGTATATTGGGACAGATGAGTTTCGTTATGAACTGAATATGGTGTTGGGGAATCAAAAAAGAGAAAAACTTAAGAAGAAGGTTCTAGAAAAATTAAAGGTACAAGGAATAAGGAAAGTTGAAGAAAAGCCAAATGACTATACATATCATCAATGTCTTTATGGAATAAATGATTTTAATTCTTTTTTAGAACAGAAACCTTTTGAAGAACCAGAAGATTACTGCTTTATAGATAATCAAATTTATATCAATGTTTATAAAAAATGTGAACTAGTCAATAAAAATTCTACTGAAAACATTATTTCGAAAGAACCTACAGAAGAAGAAAAAGCGAAAGCAGAAATAATCTTAAAAGCAAATGCAGCATATCAGACAAGGTTGGAATTTGTGAAAGAAAAAATGAATGAACTTTCAACAGACATTCAAACTTTATATGACTTGTCATCTATGTACATGTCAATTAAAGAAGAATTGATAACTACATCTTATTCAACCGATGTTGACGTTAACTTTGAACAGTTAACCGGAAATTCTTATAAAGATGGAATAAAAGAACCATCAAGCATAAAAGAAGTGATACGTCTTTTATTCGCTCTTATTTATTCAGAATTTGAATTAAGTAATTCAAGTGATTTATTAGAACCTGTTTGGATGGGTAAAGGTCATAACAAATACAGATCGGATGAAAAAGAAAATATTGAAAATTACTATCAGTGGATTGAGTCCTTTGGATATATAGCATCGGAAGAAGAAAAACAAATCATGTTTGGTACACATCCATTGTATGAGGTAAAAAATGGAAAGTAATATTAAAGAACTACTTAAGTATATTGATCCTTCAACGTTGAACTATCAGGAATGGGTCAATGTTGGAATGGCGTTGAAACATGAAGGATTCAGTGCCTGGGATTGGGAAGAGTGGAGTCAGAAAGACTCTGCTCGATACCATCCTGGAGAGTGCGGATCTAAATGGGAATCATTCAAGGAAGAATCAGGAAATATTGTTACTGGTGGAACAATTTATCAGATGGCTTATGATCGAGGATATGTTCCGCCAATAAGACAAGAAGCAATAGCTCTTGGTTGGGATGACGAAATTTCTGACGATTATGTGGTAGTAGATTCAAACAATGTAGAGGTATTACCTATCGAGCAACCAGATGGACGAAAGTGGAAACCAGTAAACGAGTTAATAAAGTATCTGGAAACGTTGTTTAACGATGAGGACATTGTAGGTTTTGTTACAAAATCTTGGGTAAATGAAGATGGAAAACATGTACCTACACAAGGGTCTTACAAAAAAACAGCTGGTCAACTTATCTCTGAGCTAAGAGGTTGTAAAGGTGATCTTGGGGCTGTCATGGGAGACTACGATCAAGAAGCAGGAGCATGGATTCGATTTAACCCTCTAGATGGAAATGGTTGCAAGAACTCAAATGTTACAGAGTTCAGATATGCACTTGTCGAATGTGACGATATGGATTTGGCCAAGCAGAATGCTTTGATCAGAGAACTAGAGTTGCCAGTAGCTTGTCTTGTATACAGCGGTGGAAAGAGCATTCATGCCATCGTAAAAGTAGATGCAGCAGACAACAAGGAATACCGCAAACGAGTAGATTACCTGTATAAAATTTGTAAAAAAAATGGACTCATTATAGATGAGCAGAACAAGAACCCAAGCCGTTTATCTAGAATGCCGGGTATCAAGCGAGGAAAGAATAAGCAGTTTTTGATCGATACAAATATCGGTAAGTCATCTTGGAACGAATGGGAAGAATGGATCGAATCGGTCAATGATGATCTTCCAGATCCAGAGAACCTGGCCGATGTTTGGAATGAGATGCCAAATCTTTCTCCAGAACTTATCAAAGGTGTATTGCGCTGCGGTCACAAGATGCTGATATCCGGTCCATCGAAGGCTGGTAAGTCCTTTGCGCTGATCGAATTAACGATAGCTCTGGCTGAAGGTGCCAAATGGCTTGAATGGGACTGCAAGCAGGGACGTGTCATGTACGTCAATCTGGAATTAGATAGGGCATCCTGTTTACATCGATTCGAGGACGTTTACAAGGCCATGCATTTAGAACCTAAGAACATCGGAAACATCGATATCTGGAACCTACGTGGTAAATCCGTACCGATGGATCAGTTGGCACCGAAGTTGATCAGACGTGCAGCTAAGAAGAACTACATAGCTATCATCATAGACCCTATCTATAAGGTCATTACGGGTGATGAAAACAGCGCAGATCAGATGGCCAAGTTCTGTAATCAGTTTGACAAGGTATGTACCGAGCTTGAGTGTGCGGTGATCTACTGTCACCATCATTCAAAGGGTGCGCAGGGAGGCAAACGATCAATGGACCGAGCCAGTGGTTCTGGAGTATTCGCTCGAGACCCGGATGCACTTCTGGACCTTATCGAACTGGAAGTGTCCGATGCGGTCAGAGAGCAGGAAGAAAACAAAGCGGTATGCAAGTTCTGCATGGAATGGCTGCGCAGATACAACCTGCAGGACCAGATACCGATTGATGATCAGTTCAGTCAGGTGAAGATGCTGGAATGGTGCAGAGACCTTTTAAAACCGCAGTACAAGCAGATCACGGAGGAACTGAAGGACGTAAGGACCAAGACAAAGGCTCGTACAGCATGGCGCATTGAAGGTACTTTGCGTGAGTTCAAACGCTTTGAACCTGCCAACCTTTGGTTCGATTATCCAGTGCATCATTGGGATCATACAGGTGTTCTAAAAGATATCAATCCGGAAGAGGCCAAACCTTTATGGAAGAAAGCTTCAGACTCTGCCAAGAAGAAAGCACAGAAGTCAAGAAACGATAAAAAGATCGCTATTGATAATTTTATAGATCTGGAAAATTACGGAGATCCGGTCATGATAAAGGACCTCATGGCCAAGTTTGACAAACCGGACAGCACGATTCGAAGCTGGGTCAAACAGGCAGGATATTCGGTCAAAAATGGGTACGTCATCCGACCTGGAGACTAATCCACCACGACACGAAATCCTTGGATCTCGTGTGAACAAAAATCCGCGAAATCCTTGGATCTCGTATCTTCGTGTGTCGTGCCACCACGACACGAAATCCATGGTTTTCGTGCCACCACGAAATCCTTTATATAAATATAAACTTCGTGTTCGTGTGTGTCGTGAGGTGTATACGAAGTCCGCTTAGCGTTGCGGACATTCTTATACACACATACACGACTATCGCGCGAGATGAAAGAGGGGTAAAAAATGAGCAAAAAAATTTGTAGAAAATGTAGTCAAGAGTTTGACTCTGAAAATTACAAAAAAATAAATGAATATGGTATCCGCTATGGTGTCCGAATTTTGGCAAAAGAGTCAGACCTTATGAATCAGGATATTTGCCCAGATTGTTTTTTTAGAATGATCAAGCAAACTTTCGATAGTGCTTTCGATGATGATGGAGAACACTATGATGCTTGAGTTTTTCATGCCAATGATGCCACCAACTTCTACTGCACAGATGCATAAGGTTGGAGTTCGAAATGGTAAGCCATACTTCTATGATCCGCCAGAGGTGAATCGAACCAAGGTGAAGCTGATAGATGGTCTGATACCGCATATGCCGGATGAACCGATGGCAGGACCGATCAAGCTGGAGGTAAGCTGGCAGTTCCTGGAAGATAAGAAGCATCCGGCCGGGACCTACAGAACGAGCAAGCCTGACACAGACAATCTGCAGAAACTTTTAAAAGACAGCATGACCGCCCTAAGGTTTTGGAAAGATGATGCATTGGTTGTTGATGAACATGTAGAGAAGATCTACTCAAAGGTGCCTGGCATCCTGATCAGGGTGGAAGAGCTCAGATAAACTCGGATAAATTCGAAAGGAGCGTAAAAATGATTAAAAAATTTTTTCCTCTGATTATCGTGCTTCTGGCATTCTGGCTGATGGAAATAATCAGTTTTCCATTGTTGAAAGATTCAGGCCCAATGCCAGGCCAGGAGGGATACAATGAAGTGGTATGACGTTATGGCGTTGATCGTATGGATCATTATCTTCTTATTTTTGCTGTTTTGTTCGATGTTTTTCTTTGGGTTATTGGCAATATTGCCGATCTGGCTATTTACATTTGTTTTTGGAGGAATTTTATGAAATATGAAGCGACATCCCTTGGTGGGAAGAAGATCCAGGGAGAATTAGTTTATGAGGGTCTGGCCATGTATATCGTTGAAGATCATGGATATGGGACATCGATGGTTCAGTGTGTGCCAGGAACAGAAAGAGAGTTAAAGGATGACGAAAGATGAAACGATACGAGAATTGTCTGACAAAATAGCTGAGGTTGAGTTCAAGTACACAAGATTATTAAGAGCTCATAATCGATTGAAAGCCAAGCATAAAAACCTAGAATATCGATATGAAGAGCTGTATAGAGAAAATTATGGGTTGAAGCAGACAAACAAGAATCTGAATGAAAAGCTTGAAGTGCATTATCGCTGTATTAGGTAAATTAGATAACAGGAGGTAACCAGATGACAGATGACAAAGCAAAGTATATCCTTCATGAGATAAAGAGCCTCAGAAGGTATAAAACAATATTACGTGAAATCGATGAAGATCTAAGGCATATCAACCAGAAAATTGAATCTGTCCAGGAGCCTTCTTGCCCAAATGGGAACATGGATCAACCAAAAGTTCGATCAAGTACAGATAAGGCTTCGATTGTGAATTCACTGTTATCTGATGAAATGCAGCTGCTTGAAGAACGTAATGAATTTGCTAAATTAAAAGCAAAAGCCGAGAACTACTATGCTCGGCTTAAAATCGTATGTGATCATAAAGAACTGGACTTCATCGATGCATTCTTCAGAGGTGTTTCCTATACAAGACTGGTCAGCGATCATGGATATGAGAATCCATATAAGAAAGTTCTAAATTTAATCAAAAAAATGTAAGAGTTAGTAAACTAACCTTGTCAACATGATAAAATGATAGTGTTGAAAAGCATCAGGGATAAGTCCTGGTGCTTTTTCTTTGCAAAACAAACAAATCGGAGGTGGTGATGTGGCTTGAAGGAAAATTGGGAACTGGCTTATGAAGATTATAAGGCGGGTATGAAGCGAAAGGATATTGCGCAGAAATACAACGTCTCAATTAATACCGTCAAGTCATGGAAGCAGCGCCACTGGAACAAAAAAGAGGGCGCACCCCCTAAACGCAAAAAGGGTGCACCCCTTAAGAACAAGAACGCTTCCGGCAGAACTCCAAAAAAAGACGAAAACCAAAATGCAAGAAAGCATGGATTTTTTGCCAAGTGGTTACCGGAAGAAGTGAATCAGATTATTGGTGAGATGCCAGAAGATCCTTTGGACATTCTCTGGGTAAACATACAGATGCAAATGGCTGCTATCGTCAGAGCGCAGAACATCATGTATGTTCACGACAAAAACGATATGACAAAAGAAGTATCAATGCGTGGTGATGATGTAGTTTCATATGATGTTCAACAAGCATGGGACAAACAGGCAAACTTCATGTCAGCACAGTCCAGAGCTATGAAGACACTGGAATCGATGATCAAGCAGTATGATGAACTGCTGCACAAGAACTGGGAGCTTGCTACAGAAGAACAGAAAGCACGTATCAATCAATTGAAAGCACAGACGGGCAAAATCACAGGCGAAGGTCAGGAAATCGAAGACATGAGCGGAATCGAGGAAGAGATATATGGCACAGGTCAAACGGAAGAAAAGACTTGAGTATAAATTTTCTCAAAAGCATAAGGATTACATTCGTAAGTGCAGCGAATGTGAATTCAATGTTGCCGAAGGCGCGGTACGTGCCGGAAAGACTGTTGATAACGTGTTTGCGTTTGCTCACGAATTGAAAACAACTCCTGATAAGATCCATTTAGCAACAGGTTCTACAGTTGGTAATGCTAAATTGAACATTGGAGTTTGTAATGGCCTTGGACTTGAAAACATCTTTAGAGGGCAAAGCCATTGGGGGAAATTCAAGGACAATGAAGCTTTGTTTATCAAAGGTCCTGACACTGGTGGTGTTGAAAAAGTTGTGATCTTTGCAGGAGCAGCCAAAGAAGATTCCTTTAAAAAGATTCGTGGTAACTCCTACGGCATGTGGATCGCTACCGAGATCAACCTGCATCATGACAACACGATCAAGGAGGCAAATAACCGACTCCTTGCTGCAAAGCGGTTGAAGATATTCTGGGACTTGAACCCAGACAATCCGAAACATCCGATCTACACGGAGTATATCGACAAGTACAGAGATCTGCAGAACGCAGGAGAGTTCCCTGGTGGATACAATTACATGCATTGCACGATCTATGACAACATCACGATTACTCCGGACCGACTGAAAGCCATAGAGAGCCGATACGATCCAAACAGTATTTGGTACATGCGTGATATTAAAGGCATGCGTGTGATTGCATCCGGATTGATATATCGTCATTTTGCAGACGATGTATCGACCAAGCAGTATTCCTACCGATTCAAAGGTGACAAGGTCAGAGACATTATGCTTTTGAATGTAGGAATCGACTTTGGTGGTTCCGGTTCTGGTCATTCGTTTACGGCAACAGCGATTACACGAGGATACAATCATGTGGTGGCCATTGCCAGTGAGTGGATCGGGTGTAAAGATGCATCTGGAAACACGATAGAGATAGATCCTGAAATGCTGGGAAACATGTTCTGTGACTTCTGCCAGAGGGTCATATCTCAATATGGATTTATTACAAGGGTCTATGCCGACAGTGCCGAACAGACATTGATTGCAGGCATTCGAAGCAGCCTGAGAAAACATGGACTGGCATGGATTCGAGTTGAAAATGCGTTGAAAACAACCATCAATGACCGAATCAATGCAACTTCGATACTGATGGCACAGCATCGTTTTTTCTATGATGCGGACAATTGCAAAAGCTTGGAAAATGCATTGTGCCAGGCAGTATGGGACCCGGACGAATTAACCAAGAACGTTCGACTGGATGATGGATCAACCGACATCGACAGTCTGGACAGTTTTGAATATACGATTGAACGAGAGATCAGCAATTTGATTCGATATGGATAGGAGGTAGTAAATGAGGTACTCAAAAATGTATGAAGCATTGACAAAGGTGCTTGAAAAAGATGAGCAGATCACATTTGCCATGACCGATGTTACATCCCGTCAGATAGAACTGTGGTCACTTATGTTCAAGGACCGAGCACCTTGGATCAATGAGGATACAAAAAGCATGGGCCTTCCCTCTGCAATATCGAGCGAGCTGGCCCGTTTGATCACACTGGAAATGGAATCAAAGATAACAGGTAGTTCTCGAGCTACTTTTTTAGATTCTCATTATCAAAAGCAAATTCGTAAGCTTAGACAGTTTACGGAACTGGCCTGTGCAAAAGGTGGTATCATCTTCAAGCCATATGTCACAGAAAACGGACTGGCAACACAGATTGTACAGGCAGACAGTTTCTTTCCCATCGCATTTGATGATTCAGGAAATATTACACGTATCTGTTTTGTCGAACAGTTCAGGAAAGCCAATTCGATCTATACCAGGGTCGAATATCACAAGTTGGAAGGAACCAGGCTGACCATTCGAAACCGGGCATTCAAATCGGATACGGATGGCATCCTTGGTAGTGAGATCAGCCTTGAATCTACTGAAAGATGGTCAGACCTTGCTGAAGAAATCACTATAGAAAATGTCACAAAGCTTCCGATAGGATATTTCAAGGTTCCTTTGGCCAATAATAAGGACGCAGACAGTCCTCTGGGAGTGTCATGCTTTTCGCGTGGAACAGATCTGATACATGAGGCAGATATTCGATATTCACAAATTTCTTGGGAGTTCGAATCTAAAGAAACGGCCATCCATATAGGAGAATCCCTCCTGAAATATGACAAGAACCAGGACAAGCTTGTGTATCCTGGTGGAAAAGGCAGACTGTATCGAGCAATGGAGTATTCGCAGGGAGCCGTGGATAAGCCGTTGCTTGAAGCTTTTTCTCCGGATATTCGAGATACTTCCTACTTTAATGGATTGAACCAGCAGCTGCGCAGAATTGAATTTGCCTGCTGTTTGGCATACGGAACGTTGAGCGATCCAAACAATGAGGCAAAAACAGCCGAAGAAATTAAGACATCAAAGCAAAGATCCTACACCTTTGTATCGGATTGTCAGAAAGCATTGCAGGATGCACTTGAAGATTATATTGATGCAATGGATCTTTGGTGTACCATTTACGATCTGGTTCCTCAAGGGTCTCACAGAGTTTCCTTTATCTGGGATGACAGCCTGGTCGTAGACACAGAAAAAGAAAGACAGACAGATCGTTCGGATGTAGCTATGGGAGCCATGCAGCTGTGGGAATACCGCATGAAATGGTTTGGTGAAACCGAAGAAGAAGCTAAGAAAGCTGTTGGCATGAATGACCAGACCGCATTGATCGATGACATGACGGAATAACATGAAAAAGTATGGTGAGATTGAAAACTTTGGTGAAGATATCGCTAAAATGTTTTCAGAGCTAGAAATCAAAATCATGGAAAAGATGGTCGATCTGATCAAGGAGAACGGATTCTCCACAGCATCTTCAGACTATCTGATGAATCGATTACGATCTCTTGGTGTTGCTGAAAAAGATGTGGCCAAATATTTTGAAGAAGCACTGAAGAATACAGATATAAAGCTCAACCAGATATTTGACGATGAGGTGTATAAAGAATATTATGGCCATTATCGTGAGTTTCAGGTTGTAGGTCTTGAGCAGGTGCCTTATAAAGACAATATCGAATTGCAGCAGCTGGTCAGTGGTATCCATGATCAGACGTATGAAACCATTGGAGGAATGGCCAGATCACTTGGCTTTGTGTTGCGACAGCCGAATGGTCAGTTGATAGCTACTCCGCTTCAAACGTTTTATCAGTCACAGCTGGATCAGGCAATCCTGGATATTTCAAGCGGTGCTTTCAGTTATGAGCAGGTCCTTGAAAGAGTGGTCAACAAGATGACCACTTCCGGAGTCCGCATCATTGATTTTGAAAGTGGAGCACATCGAGGTATGGTATCCCATGTTCGAACTACGGTACTGACCGGGTTCAGACAGATACAGGGCCGAATCAATGAGCAAACAGCACAGGAAATTGGAACAGACTATTTTGAGATATCCTATCACGTAGGAGCAAGACCGGCGCATCAGGTGTGGCAAGGCCGTGTGTACTCAAAGGAAGAACTTGTAACCAAGTGTGGCCTGGGTTCTGTTACAGGACTCTGTGGAGCCAATTGCTATCACACATACAGGCCGTTTATTCCAGGTGTATCGGTCAGAACATATTCAGATGATGAACTGAAAGAAATGATTGCTGAAGAAAACAAGAAAAAGCTTTACAACGGCAAGGAATACACGACCTATGAAGCTTTGCAACAACAGAGGTACCTGGAGCGAACAGCCAGAAAGTATCGACAGGATATCCGTCTCTTGGAAAGAGGGCTTGAAGATGCGGATGAGGCAACAAAGGATATGTTGATCCTTAAACAGGCAAGGTATCAGAATACCATATCCAGATACAACGATTTCACTAAGAAGATGGGACTTCCTACGCAAAGGGAACGCATCTACAATGACGGACTTGGAAAGATAAAAATACCTACTAAAAAAGTTAAAAAACGAACTGAAGTGTTTATCGCAAAGGACAACACAGTTCGAGTTCGATTGCTCCCTGATTTTGATAAATATAAAGATGCTATAGGTATCGTGATACCTGGTACGGAGATAACGGTAAAAGAAGTTACAAAACATTTTGTTGAGCGAGCAAAAGAAAGAAATGTTACCGTTGGTAATATAGTTGATGCTTTACAGAATCCTCTAGATATTGGTAAAATAAAAGAGGATAAAGATGGCAGAAAAAGTATAAAAATTATCGGCGAAAAAGCAACGATTGCAGTAAATCCGGACGAAGGTAATCTTGTGTCAGTATATCCAACAAGTACTAAGCGAGCAGAAAAATTAAAAGCAAAGAAGAAAGAAGGGGTGAATAATGAGAATTGATAATTTCTTTACCAAAGAACAAAAGACTTGGTTAAATGATAACAACATAGATATCAATAAAGATTTTGATGATGATGAAATTGTAGATCTCATTGAAACCCTGGAAGATATGCTTCAGGAACAAGGCTTTACGAATAATCAAGAAAATGAATTCGGTACAGTTTGTGCGGATGTTCTAACTGTTTTAGGAACAAATACATAATTGTACTAGAAGGGAAAGCACACTATAACAGGTGTGCTTTTTTAGTGTTCGAAGAGAGCAAAGAGTAAAATAGAGTATCGAAGAGTAATATGTGCAATCACATTTGGAACAGTCAGATTAAGACAAGTTATTATGATCAACAACAGAAATGCAGGGTGGAAAAAATAATCCATACCTGCATTTTTTGTGGAACAACAAGAAAGGAGACGGTGTATGTGAAAGACCCGCCCAGGAAAAGAAAACTACCTAAATTTATCAAGGACGATCTAAGCAGTGTTTAGGTCGTTTTTATTTTGTCCTGGATATGACGTAAAAAGGTCTCTACCCGATCACAAGGGAATAAATTGTGTAGATCGTACCGGTACCGCCCGGAATAAAAAGGAGATTGAAGAAAAATGAGTTTAATTGATGACATTAAAGAAATGGGTGTCGAACTGACATCCGAACAGGAATCAGGTATCACAGCCTATATCGGAAAGCATTTTGTATCAAAGTCAGATTACAATGCGAAAGCTACGCAGCTAAAAGATGCAAATGGACGAATCCAGGAACTGGAAAAAAGAGATTTTGCATCAATCGAACAGGACCGTGATAGCTGGAAACAAAAGTATGAGGGTCTGGAAAAAGCAAATACAGACCGTTCAAAAAAAGAAAAGTTCTTTGCAGCACTAGGAGACGACTGCAAAGACAAGGATTACCTTCTATACAAGTATGGTGGTGTAGACAAATTAGAAATGGATGATAAACAAAATATCAAAGACGCAGAGAACATCATAAAACAATTGAAAGAAGACAATCCGACATATTTTGGAAAAACACCTTTTGTAGTAAGTTCTACTTCTGGATCTCAGACAGAACCAACAAAAGGAACTGATAAAGCGAATCAGGCTTTAAGGGAAATGTTTGGTAAATAATGAGGAGGAAATAAAATGCCAACTAATATTGTAAATAGACAGGATGCGGAAGCGATTATCCGCGAACAAGTTGTACAAACTATTTTTCAAGATGCACCTAAACAATCAGTTTTTATGAGCATGGCTCGAAAATTGCCTAATATGACATCCGATCAGACACGTATTCGTGTTTTAGACTTCTTACCAACCGCTTATTGGGTAAATGGCGATACAGGAATGAAACAGACTTCTCGTCAAGCATGGGATAACGTATTTATCAATGCCGCAGAATTAGCAGTTATTGTGCCTATTCCAGAAGCTGTATTAAATGATGCTGAATTTGATATCTTCGGTGAAGTAACACCACGTGTTAATGAAGCAATCGGTCAGCGTGTCGATGCAGCTATTGTGTTTGGCGATAACAAACCGTCTGAATGGCAAAATGACATCATTACTTTAGCAAGACAAGCTGGAAACAATGTTGCTGCTGAAACAGGAAAAGATTATTTTGATTTGATCTTAGGTGAAAATGGAGTATTTGCTAAAGTTGAAGATGATGGATATGGAGTTTCAGGAGCTATTGCACCATTGAACTTTAAATCTAAATTGCGTGGTTTAAGAGATGCTAATGGAAATCCAATTTTTATGCGCGATCCACAAAGTACAGTTCAATATTCTTTAGATGGTACACCTTTGACATTCCAACAGAATGGAGCTTTCTATCCTAACATTGCACAGTTGGTAGCTGGTGATTTTAGCCAGGCAGTATATGCAATTCGCCAGGATGTTACAGTTAAGATCTTAGATCAGGGAGTTATCCAAGATCCTCAAACAAAAGAAATCGTTTATAACTTGGCTCAGCAAGATATGATTGCATTACGTGTTGTATTCCGTATGGGATGGGCTTTACCAAATCCAGCAACTCGTTTAAATGAAGATCGTACTGGATGTGCTTTTGCTTATTTGGAACCAGGAACACCTGTTACAACACAAGCAGTAAAAATCACAGTTAAAGATTCTACTGGGAATTTAAAAGGTGCACGTGTTAATGTAAATGGTGCAATTTTAAATACAGATGCTTCAGGTTTAGCTACATTCAACCTTCGCAAAGGAAATTACCAAGTTAAAATTACTTTAAAAGGATATGTTGCTCAAACAGTAGATATTGCAGTTGATGCATCTGAAGTTACAAAAACAATTACTCTAGTTAAGGAGGCATAATATGTCAAACATTAGTGCATTACGAGCTCTTGCAGTTAAAATGACTGGTAAAGAGCTTTCTGAGATCAAGGGGGACAGTAATGCAGAAATTATCAATTTTATCGCAGAAAATTATAAAGCAGAGGGTGAGTCATTCACTCCTGCTTCTTCTGTGACAAGTGTTTCTGCGGCTGATGCTACAGCTCCTAGTGAAACGTATACTCAAGCAGAGGTAGCTGCTATCGTAACGTTAGCAAACGCTAATAAAGTAGCAATCAATGCAATCATCCAAGCGCTAAAAGATGCTGGATTGATGCAATAATGTATGTTAATTATTCATACTATTTAGACACGTATCTAGCTTATCGAGATCCGATAGTAGAAGAAAAAGATTTCTACTATTGGGAAAGGCAGGCAGAACGTGAACTGGATCATGTTACTTTTGATCGCATTCGAAAAGATAAGTCTTTAATCAATGAAAATGTGATGGATTGTATATGTGAGTTGACAGAGTATTTATTCAATCAATCCAAGTATGTTCAAGCTATATCATCGGATGGATCTGTTGGGAATCTTGTTTCATACTCAAATGATGGTGAAAGTGCTAGCTTTGATTTATCCGGACAAAAAGAGATGTATTCCGAGCAAGTCAGACAACGCAAAGTTTTCGATATCATCAATAAATACTTGAGTCGTACGGGATTGTTGTATAGAGGTTTATAATGCCAAATCCAAATTACACGCATACTATTACGTTGTTTCACAAAAAGCTTGTAGACAAAAAAGAAATTTGGACAAGTTCTGTGATCTCTAATTGTTTTTATAAATGCGAAACAACAATTTCTCAGAATGGTACAGACGTGTCCAAAAGCAACACGTATACAGCGAGAATCCCTCAAGGGGATATAGATGTATCAATGGATGATATCGTTGTGTATGGCTCTGTAATTGACGAAATAGGAAAAGATATGAATGCAACTCAACTATTACACAAGTATAAACCAGATGCATTTAGGGTAACATCAATCAGTGATAATACACGATATCTTTTTGGCAAGCACATACGGCTAGGAGGATAAATGTGAGTGGGAGCTTTAGATGGCTGAAGCCAACGAATACAATCATTGAAGAGAAGACCGGAGGAGACAATGGCCTTCTCTTTTTAGCTAATGAAGCTGAAAGATTGATGGATCCTTATGTACCGGCAGATAACTTGGTTTTGGCACAAAATGTAAGAACATATGTGCAGGCGAAAGAAGGGATCATACACTATCAAAGTCCATATGCTCATTATCAGTGGGAAGGTAAATTGTACGAAGATCCTAAATACAAGACAGGAGCCTTTACAGATGGAGAAAGGTTCTGGTCAAGACCGAACGTAGGGAAAGTCCCTTCAACACGGAAACTGACATATTCGAAATTCAGACATCCAAAAGCAACCGGCCACTGGAATGAAGCTATGATGGTAGCAAGAGGAAATGAATTGTTAGAAGCTTATCGAAATTATTTGAGAGGAAGATCACGATGACCAAACATGATGCAGTGCATTCTTTTATTAAAAAGAAAATTGATGATTTAACAGAACAAACGCTTGGATTTAATTATTCATCTGAAGAAATGGGACAAATTGCTATAACCACAGACTTTTCAGACAGAGTAATCAAAAAGTATTTTAAAGGGGCAGAAAAAGCGTATGGGTTTACCATTACACTTATTCGACTTTATTCAACAGATCTAGATTCACTGAATTTAGAATGTATGAATTTTGTTCAATCCTTTATGGATTGGATTGATGAACAAAACAAAAAAAAGAATTTCCCTGATTTTGGCGAGAGTTGCCAAATCAAGAAAATGGAGAATCTGCAAAACATGCCTAACTTATCTGGTATCAATCCCAAAGAAGGTTTGGCACGATATCAGATTCAATGTCGAATTATTTATTTTGACAAGGAGGACAAGTAATGAAATTAAGTGAATTGATGCAAGGGTATACACCTAATCCCGATTTTGAAGGATGGGTAACCAATGATGATTTTGTTTTAGCAATCAATACTACACCTAAAACTGCTTCAGTGAAAGAAACAGATTATCATGTAGTCCAATTAGGTATTGAAGGATTGGATGCACAGATGAATCCTATCACAGTGGATAAGACATATATTCGTGCGGGTCAGTCAACTCAACGCACTGGAAACCAGAGATCTTTTACAATTTCTGGAGATCGCTATATTGGAGATGAAGTTCAAGACTATATTTTCAGTCATGCGATCAAGTATGGGACTGGTAATAAAGTTATTACAGATTATGTATACTTCTGTCTTTTGACTGGTAAAGGTGAAAAAGGTAAAGTTTCAATCATCATTAATTCAGATGGTGGAGGAAATGCAGGAGAATCAGCTGCAATTGATGTTGAATTTAGAAAAGTTGGAGACAACCCAACAGAATATACGTATAGTGCAGGAGCTTAGATATGAAAACAAAGATCAATGGAAAAAATATATCTTTCAATATGTATGATATGAAAGATGCGAAAAAATATGAAGATGCATTAAAGGTGCTTTCTGAAGACGAAAAAGCCATTCAATCTAGCGTTGATAAGATGGAAGATGAAGAAATCAGCATGTTTGTTTTCTTAGAAAAACAAATAGACATGATCAAAAGGTTTTTCATTTCGACTACAGGTGTTGATGTTATTGGTGATTGTACAGATCTATTAGCCGCTAGAGAAATGTATGATCAATTCTTGAAAGCAATCAAATCAGATCAAAAGAAAATCGCTCCGTTTTCAACAAAACGTATCCATTGATGGAAAATATCCTAATCGATGAATTACCTCGTACTGTAATCATTCATGGTGAAGAATGGCCAATTGATTGGGGATATAGAGCATCTATGCTTTGTGAAATTGATTTGTTTTCTATGAATAAAGAGGACGATCAAAAGATGTTCGAAGTCTTAAATATTTTCTATAAAAACAATGTCCCTGATGATTTAGAAGAAGCTATGAATCAGTTCCTTTATTTTTTCAAAGGTGGCATTAATGAAAATAATGAAGGATTAGGACCGTCAAGAAACTCTAATCGAGCATATGACTTTGATCAAGATGCTTCTATGATCTATGCGGCGTTTAGAAGTCAATATGGAATCAATTTGAACAAAACAAAAAACCAAGAACTTCACTGGTGGGAGTTCTTGGCCATGTTTAATAGTTTGAATGAAGAACATTTGCTTTCAAAAGTTATGTATTGGCGAACTGTTAATTTAAAAGATGTTTCTAAATCAGAAAAAAAGTTTGTTCGAGCGATGAAAAAAAGATACGCAATCAAGTCAGAACAAATCAAAGTTGATTCTAAACTTAAATTAGCAAGACGTAATGCAAAAATGAAAGAATATGTCAAAAAGAGGATTGAAGAATGCAAGAAGTAAAAAAGATTGTATGTCCTCATTGTGGGTATGTGATGCCAATGATCATTCAAAACCAAGCAGAGTGCAAAGGTATTACAGTACGTTGTAAAAATAAAAAATGTAAACAAATATTTGAAATAAAAGTGAATAAAGGAAAACAGAGCAGATAGAGCCATCATGTGCCAGTTGCTCTCACAGACAAAGGCAGGTGAGGTAATTGGCAAACAATGATGGAAGCATCAAGATTGGTGTGTCTGTAGATGAAAGTGAATTAAAATCTGGATTAAAAAAGACAGAGAAAGAAGCTAAACAAACTGCCGATGATGTCAGTGATCAAGGTAAAAAATCTTCTAAAGGATGGAAAGACTCCTTTAATGAGATAGGTTCTTTATCAAAAAAAGGATTTTCAGCTGTTAGCAGCGCGGCAAAAACGGCTGCAAAAGCTTCCATTACTGCTATTGCAGGCATTACAACTGCAATGGGCGGATTAGCTGCAGTAGGTATAAAATATAATGCTTCAATCGAAACTTATCAGACTTCTTTTGAAGTTATGACCGGTTCAGCCGAAAAAGCAAGTGAAGTTATTGAAAGATTGAAAAAAGTTGGAGCAGAAACTCCATTTGAACTGCCTCAACTTGCGGATACAACTCAGTTATTAATGAACTATGGTTTTACTGCTGATGAAGCGATGGACAAGATGATGATGCTTGGGGATATTTCTCAAGGATCTGCAGATAAGATGTCTCGTATTGCTATGGCATATGGACAAATGAGCTCAGCTGGTAAAGTACAGCTTGAAGATGTCAAGCAGATGATTGAAGCTGGATTCAACCCGTTGCAAGAAATATCAGAGAGTACAGGCGAATCGATGGAAAGCTTGTATGATCGTATTTCTAAAGGTACGTTGTCTGTCGATGAAATTACCGCATCGATGGAACGAGCAACTTCTGAAGGTGGAAAGTTTTTCCAGTCAATGGAAAAACAATCCAAGACTTTTGAGGGGCAGATGTCCACTTTAAAAGATAATGCTCAGCAGTTGCTTGGCGATATCATGAAGCCAATCTCGGAAGAGATGACAAACAGTATATTGCCTGCTGCAAATGAAGCATTATCAACTCTTTCAAGCGCTTTTGAAGAGGGTGGACTTGAAGGAATGTTTGAAGCCGGGGCTGGAGTTATCACCAATCTATTGAATGGGATGAGCTCTCAACTACCTGCTATTTTCAATACTGCGACAACGATTTTAGGATCGTTAGTTCAAGGGATTGCAGCGGCATTGCCATCTTTGGCAAATGCAGCACTGTTAGTGATCCAACAATTCTTGACCACACTGGCAGAAAATGGCTATCAAATAGCCGCTGGCGGTATCCAGTTGATTAGTCAATTGTTTGATAGTATATCAGCTAAATTACCAGAACTTATTCCTCTAGCATTTCAAGCTATAGCAAATTTTGTTAACGGTCTTATTAGTAATCTTCCACAATTATGGGATTCTGGTATGCAGTTATTGTTAAGTCTGGTGCAAGGGATCGTTGATAGCATTCCAGATTTAGTACGACAAGTTCCAACGATTATTGCTAATTTTATTGGTTCTTTGATCCAACATTTACCAAGTATTTTAAGCACTGGAGTGCAATTGTTAGGTGAATTGATAAAAGGTATATTAAGTGCAATACCATCCTTGATTGCAGGGCTTGGTGATGTTGTAGCCAATATGATTGACTATATCGGTAATATCGATTGGTTACAAGTTGGTATCAATATCATTAAAGGTATTGGAAACGGTATTGCCAGTATGGGCAAATGGTTGATTGATAAAGCTGTTGGATGCGTAAAAGGCGCATTTGATACGGTAAAAGGTTGGCTTGGTATTAAATCTCCATCTAGAAGAGCCAAGAAAGAAATTGGATATAACTGGGTCGAAGGTGAAGCTGTTGGTTTAGAGGAAAAAACTCCAGAGCTCAAAAAGGCGGCTACAAAATCAACTCAAGCAGCATTTGATGCAAGTAAGAAAGAGGTCGCTTCTCGATTTGTATCTTCTGCAAAAGGTAGGGCTTATGATCATCCAGCATCTGCTTATGTGGATACTTCAACAGATACAGATAATCCTTCGGATGATGATGGACCAATCGTAATCAATAATCAATTCATTGTAGACAGTGATGTGCTTGTAGATAAGACAACAAAAGCTACGATTAAAAAAATAAGTCGTGATCAGAAAGGAAAGGGGCGCTATAAATGATAGAGTATGGTTTTCAAACAGATCAATTATATAGTGCTTCGTTTGGTGTCCGTGTAATAGATAGCTATCCGGTGATTCAATATGGATCACCAAGCTATACACAGACATCTATACCAGGAAGAAGAGGAACATTAACAGAAAGTGATGGAACTTATAGTGATACTATAATTTCTATGGATTGTGATATTACACTAATTGATGAAGTTAGTGTGGATCTACAGTATCAAAGGTTCATAACTTTGCTTATGCAATCTAAAAAATTGATATTGGAAGGAATGGAGACAAGGTATTTTCAAATTAAAAAAGTAGAAGTGTCTGATTATGAAAGATATTCAGATATATCTATTGAATTTAGTTTGACATTTACTTGTGATCCTGGGGTATATCTTCTAAGTGGAGATTTCTTTGAATCAGTATCAAACAATCAAATAATCAATATCTATAGTATGTGTGAACCGGTATACAGGATAGAAGGAACAGGATCCTGTACTTTAACAATCAATGATAAGGAATTGAAATGTAATGTAGATGGAACAATTTACATTGATACAGAAAAGCAAGAAGTTGTACTAGAATCAGGACAACTATCCAATACTTTGGCAACAGGTGATTTTGATGATTTATATCTAAAGACTGGGATAAACTCTGTGTCAATAACTCCTGGTTTTGCGTTAAAAGTAAAACCTAGATGGAGGTGGTTACATCCATGATTCAGCTGTATAAAAAAGGAAATACCGATTATAAAAAAAATGGCGATATCGTTCTATTGCCTACAGAGTGTCTGTTGGATTCCACTTTAAATGGAGATTGGATTGGTTCAATGTCACATCCAATAGATTCAGAAGGACGATGGAAATGGATCACAGATGATGCAGTTATTAAAGCTCCAGCATCTGATGGAACACAACAGCTTTATAGGATTGTTAATTATGATATTGACGATAATAAAGGTGTAACGTGCGATTTAGAACATATCTTCTATGACAGCATGGATGATTGCTGGATAGATGATAAGAGGCCAACAGATACAAATGGACAAGGTGCTCTCGATTCAATAATTACAAATCCAAAATATACTGGATCTTCTGATATTTCACGTTTGTCAACCGCATACTATATTGATAAAAATTTGATGGAAGCATTAAATGGTTCTGATGAGAACTCTTTTATATCCAGATGGGGTGGAGAAATCTATTTTGATAACTTTCATGTTTCTGTCAACAAACGTGTAGGATCTGATAGAAATGTAGAAATTCGTTACGGAAAAAACATGAATGGAATGCATCTTAATACAGATATGCGTGATATTGTTACAAGAATCAAGCCTAAAGCTTACAATGGTCATACAATGACCAATAATGGAGTTGTCGATAGTCCAAATATTGATAAGTACCGTATCATTCATAAAAAGGCAATGGAATTCAGTGATATCAAAATGCGTGAAGATGCACAAGATGATGATGAAGCAAACGGTATTATTGTTTGTGATACACAAGAAGTACTGGATGCAGCATTAACAACTGCAGCACAGGAACAATTTGAACTAGGCATTGATGCACCTACAGTAAGTGGGGAAATCAATGTTTTTCTTTTGCAAAATTCTAAAGAATATGAAGATGTAAAAGAACTAGAAAAAGTGTGTTTAGGGGATACAGTTCACTGCAGAAATAAAAGAATTGATGTGGTATCAGATGCAAGAGTTGTGCGGTTGGTTTGGGATGCAATTCGAGAAAAAGTAAATTCTGTAGAAATTGGGGAGTTAGCATATAACTATTTTGATGATGTTTCATCAGTGAAAAATGCAGTTGAGAAAGTAATCAATGTAGAAACAAACACGGTGATTGCAGAAAAGGTTCAAGGGGTAATCAGTGCAGCCAATGCTATTTTGATGGCGCAAAAAGATAGAGCCAATAAAACAGAAGTTAAAGCAATTCTCATGCAAGACACAGATCCTGAGTCTCCTTCTTATGGAGCATTGTGCTTAGGAACGCAAGGGCTAATGCTTGCAATGGAAAGAACTGAAGATGGTAGTGATTGGTCTTGGGGAACAGCAATAGATTATCGTTCTATTCATGCAGATTATATTATCACTGGTATTCTTTCAGATTTGAACGGAACATTCTATCTGGACATGGAAACCGGCGAGCTTGTAATGAACGATGGTACGTTTAAAGGAGTGTTAAACACTTATAAAGATGTAGGTATTGGTAATTGGCTATACCTAGGAACACAAGCTACGGATGGCAACTTTTCTGCATCTGGTATAACAGTGGGACCGGTTGGTTCAGGCACTGACAATAAACCATTGATAAATATGTGGGGTAATCAGAATAATCGCTCAGGATCCATCAATATTCTTCCATTTAGCGGAGCAGATGATTGTAGTATATTCTTAACACGTGATAACAGTGGTAATTCGATTCAATTAAAGACATCAGCTCTGACAATTAATGGTAAAGGTGGTTTGACTGGAACTTATCAAGTGACCAACTCATTAACTGTTGAAAAAGGATTAGTCACAGGAGTCAGCTGATGGCACAGTCATTTCAAATATTCGTCAACACATATAATGGTACTGGTCATGATGTGGATGGGTATTACGGAGCACAGTGTTGGGATGGATATGCTTTTTATGATCAATGGCTAGGCTATTCTCCGATACACTGTACTACCACGGGCGGCGCGCGTGATCTTTGGGAACAGAGATATTCAAACGGAATGTTGAACAACCACGACATTGTTACGGGATCGCCACAAGATGGGGATATTGGCGTATGGACCAATGCCTATGGCGGAGGATATGGCCATGTCGCTATGTATTACAAAGGCCAATGGATGGGGCAGAATCAAGGCGGAGCTGCTTATCCTGGTGGTGGTGCGGTGTTTAATATCGTTTCTCTATCCTGGCCAGATGGAGGCTTATTCAGACCAAAATGTTATGCTGAAGGTTCTGGTGGTACCAAGAAGGTATTAGAGCTAGATTTGCAAAACGGCATTGTTATCGGTGCTCGCTGGATTGAAGTAGAAATATAGGAGGTGCATAAGCAAATGAACTATATATCCTTATTAAATCGTGGGGTAACGTTGAGCATAGATTGTATGCAATATGATACTTCTAGATATGCCGAATTTATGATTGCTGAAAACGTACAAGATAAAAATTGCACGTATGAATTAGAAACAAAGAACGATAAAGAAGTAAAGGGAGACTGTACAATATCGGATGATAATGTAGTCTCTTTTTTAATCCCAGAAAACGTGACTGCATCTCCTGGAACATACGATGGACAATTGATAATTAAAAATAGTGCTAGTTCTTCAGATAGACTGGGGAGTTTTCCGTTTCAAATTAAAGTAACTGAAGCACCACATCAACAAGACGATCCATATGAAGTCGCATTGTCTGAAGTCAGACAAGCGACACAAGAGTGTATCGATGCGACAGAAGACTTGAATGATATTAAGAGCGCTGCTCAAACTGCTACAAGTTCTGCCAATAGCGCTGCTTCATCAGCAAATGCAGCCGCAAGTAAAGCGAACACTGCAGTTAGCACAGCAAATGCTAAGATTCAAGAGATGGAGGAAATTATCGATCGATTTGGTGATATCAATCCAGAGGATTTGGTGACTCCAAGTGAATTGAATGCATTGAGAACAGAAGTAATAAATCTGATCAATGGTATCAAGAATGGTACTACTGATGTCATGATCGAAGTGGAGGGTTCATAATATGCGAACTCTCAAATTTAATGTACGTGGTCAGACTTTGGAAAAAGATCCAAAGTGTGATTATGGCAACATTGTCGCTGGATCCAAAGGATATCTATTATTTGAATTCAATTTTTCAGAAGAATTGAATGGATATCGAAAGGTCGCATGCTTCATTGATGGGCCGGATATTGAGTATGTACCAATCATCAATGAGCGATGTATCGTTCCAGACAATGTGACCGACTCAAGAAAGATATCATTCTTTCTGACTTTCGTTGCAAATGATCAAAAGTTTGCGACTAATAAATTATCAATCAAGCAGGAGGTGATTGTGCAATGAAAACATTAGATGATGCACTAGCTGTCCTAGCTGTTCAAGAACAAGAGATTCAATACTGTACGATTGATCCTGAGACTCGTGAAATTACAGTTCCAGATACATATAAAATTTTAGGTGTTGAATCGGACGAAGATGTCGAAAGAGTCTATTTTAAATGTTCGAAAATCGTAGGCGATAATATAGATCTTTCAAAACTTGTAATTTTTGTAAATTATCAAAATGCATCCGGAGAAAAAGACAGATATTACTGTGATGATGTATCAGTGAAAGGTGATGAGATCACATTTAGCTGGTTGATCTCACGCAAATGCGCGAAAACACCTGGCACAATCCAATTCATTGTTTGTGCTAAAAAGTCTGTTGAAGAAGATGTGACAAATGAATGGAACACAACAATTGCTGAATCGGAAATTCTAAAAGGTTTAGAACCTGAAACTTCAATTCCAGAAGATCAGCAAGACATTGTGATGCAATTGATAGAGAAATTAAATACATTGATAGAAATGGGTGGTGCAGATGCACCATCGTTCTATATCAATGACGAAGGCCATTTAATCGCAGTATATAATTCATAACGGGGGGGGGTATAAGCAATGGCAAGAGAAGTAGATTTAGGTGTAGTAATTCCTAGTATTGGTTCAAATGGTAACTGGTATGTTGGAACAACTGATTTAGGAAAGCCAAGTCGTGGCGCTCAAGGTGCCAAAGGAGACACAGGCGCTCAAGGCGAGCAAGGAATCCAAGGTCCAGCCGGTAAAGATGGTACTGGTGTTAACATCAAAGGTTCTGTTGAGAATGAAACCTCACTTCCAGGAACTGGTACAGCTGGTGATGCATATTTAGATGGTAGTGGTACTCTTTGGGTTTATGTTGGTTCTGGCGGAGATTCTACAAATGGAAAATTCAAAAACGCTGGTAACATCAAAGG